GGCCATCGCCCTGGCCGAGCGCGAGACCGCCAGATGGGCTCGACGGCGTTCCCTCAATCGCGCTGACCGCGAGGATTTGCGGCAGGAGATCCTGCTCGCAGTCCTGGAGCGATCGCCACGCTTCAATTCCGCGAGTGCGACCTGGGCCGGCTTCGTCACCATGCTCGCGCGCCACGCGGCGATCGACTGGCTCGGTGCGGAGCGCAGGCGCAGGGCGCTCGCGACGCACGCGATCGACGAGGTGCCGGAGGCTGACGTGCTGGTCGACGAAGCGGCCGGCTCCAAGAGCAGCACCTCAGCGGAACTCCGCATCGAGCTCGAAACGTTGCTCCGCGAAGCACCGCCGGCCGCGTCACGCGCGTTGCGCCTCATCATCGGTGCATGCGGTGATATCGCCGCCGCACAGCGCGCGAGCGGCGACGCGAAGTCTCCGTTCTACCGCGCGGTCGCGGAGCTGCGGTTCTGGCTGCGCGCCAGCGGTCTCGGCATCCCGTCGCGGTGCCTTGGGAAAAACGTGCGGGTCGAGCGGTAGAGGGAAGTAGGTAGACATCGAGGAGACCACGACATGCGTTTCGATCCCTCCTTCGCGCTTCCTGGCTGCGAGATCGCGTGCGAACTCGTTTCGACGGTGAACGCGCTGTTCGACCGGCTCGGCGATGCACCACCCGGCACGACTCTGACCTACCACATCGGCCTCCTCGTCTGCGATCGCGCGCCGACGACGACGAGCCTCTCTCCAGCAGAGCGCGCCGAGCTCGATCTGCTCGCCGATCGGGTCTTTCAGCTCGCGGAGCAGGGTTGGGTGCACCTTGTGCAGCGACGGCTCGCCCCCGAGTGCTTCGCCTATCAGGTGGTGATCCGTCCGCGGTCTCGGCGCGGCACGCCTGTCACGCCCGCCGCGCAGAAGGCCGCAGCGTGATGTCTGCGAGGCCACTCGGCACCGAGCGCCAATCAGCGGTCATGACCCAGAAGGAGCTCGCGCAGCGCTGGCACCTCTCGACGCGCACGCTCGAGCGCTGGCGCTGGCTGGGTCAGGGACCGCCGTTCCTCAGGCTTGGCACCCGCATCGCCTATCGCCTCGCAGACATCGAGGCGTTCGAAACTGCCCAGCGTCACGTCCCCACCGAGGAGAGCGCATCGTGACCCATCTGCCCAACCGCCCGACGCTGGAGAGCGTCCGGCACATGCCGATCGGCGAGGTGATCAAGCTGCCGGCCGACGTCCTGGCGCTGCTGCAGGCCGATGCGCGTGAGGCGCAGGAGGCTGCGAAGCGGCTGCTTGACTGGATCGATGGCGCGATCGCGCTGCGCTACGAGCAGCGTGCGATCGCCGCCCGCGGTGCTATCGGCAAGGACACCGGCACGGTTCGGTTCCACGACGGCGATGTCGAGGTCACGGTCGATCTGCCGAAGCGGGTCGAGTGGGACCAGGCCCGGCTGGCCACGCTGGTCGAGCAGATCCGCGGCGGCGGTGAGGATCCGACCGAGTATCTCGAGCTCAGCTTCAAGGTGCCGGAGCGTGCCTATGGCGCGTGGCCTGAGCGCATCCGCGCAGCCTTCGCGCCGGCGCGCACGGTGCGCACCGGCAAGCCGACCTATCGGCTCACCGTCCTCTCCGGGACAGAGCGGCGCGACGGCGCGCATGCCGGGAGCATCGGCTGATGGCGCTCCGCATCGTCACGGCCGACGAGCGCCTGTCGCGCGCGGCCAACAAGACCACCATCGCCCTGTTCGGCCCAACGGGCGTCGGCAAGACGACCCAGCTCAAGCGCCTGCCGCCCGCCGAGACGCTCTGTGTCGACCTGGAGGCGGGGATGAAGTCTGTGCAGGAGTGGCCGGGAGACAGCATCCCGATCCGCCGCTTCGACGACGCGATCCATCTCGCGTGCCTGATCGGCGGCGTGAATCCGGCGGCCGAAGCCACCGGCTTCTTCTCGGAAGCGCACCACGCGCATGTGACGCGCGAGCATGCTGAGCTGGTGAAGCTGCTGGCGACGAAGTCGATCATCTTCCTCGACAGCATCACCGACCTCACCCGCCAGGCGATGGCCTGGGCCAAGACGCGTCCCGAGGCCTTCTCCGAGAAGACCGGCAAGCCGGATACGCGCGGTGCCTATGGGCTGATGGCGCGCGAGGTGATCGCGCTGCTGAAGCACCTGCAGCACGCCCCGGGCAAGACCACGATCATGGTCGGCATCTTGGAGCGCGTGACCGACGAGTTCGGCAAGGTCAGCTGGCAGCCACAGATGGAGGGCGGCAAGGCCGGCCGCGAACTCCCCGGCATCGTCGACCAGGTGATCTCGATGTCGCTCTTTGCAATCGAGAAGGACGGCTCGCTCCGCCACGACCCAGAGACCGGCACCGAGCGACGCTTCGTCTGCCGTGCCGGCAATCGCTTCGGCCTGCCCGCCAAGGACCGGTCCGGCAGGCTCGACGAGGTCGAGCCCGCCGACCTCGCCGCACTGCTCCGCAAGATCAACGCCCCTGCCGCTGCCAACGCCTGAGCCGAGAGGAGACCTCGATGTACGACATGAACGATGCCGAGCTGCCGCGCAGCTCCGACCTGATCCCGGACGGCACCTTCGCGAAGGTGATGATGGTGATCCGCCCAGGCGGCCTCGATGGCCATGGCGAGGCGGATCGCGGGCTACTCAAGGCCTCGCGCAGCGGCAGCGACACCAAGATGATCGACGCCGAGTTCACGGTGCTGGTCGGTCCGCATGCCAAGCGGAAGTTCTGGCAGACCTTCACCGTCGCCGGCGGGAAGGTGGACGAGCACGGCGTGTCGATCGCGTGGAAGATCTCCAAGGGGACCTTCCGCGCGATGATCGACAGCGCGCTCGGGCTCGATCCCCAGGACATGAGCGAGGCAGCGAAGGCCAAGCGGCTGCTGCGGGGGCTCTCCGATCTCTCCGGCATCTCCTTTGCCGCCAAGATCCGGGTCGAGCCGAAGACCGCTGACTACAGCGAGTCCAACAAGCTCGATCGGGTCGTTCTTCCGGGCGAGCCCGAGTACGCCCGCATCATGGCCGGCGAGGTGGTGCCTCCGTCGCCCTCCACGCCGCGTGCTCCATCGAAGGGGCCGGCACAGGCGTCACTGGCGCCGCAATGGGCCGGTGCACCGACGCCGACGTCGCCTGCCGCTGCGGCGCCTGCTTGGGCGACCCCGAGCCCCGCGACGACGCCCCAGGCCGCACCCATGCCGGCCCCAGCGCCGGTGGCCGGTGCCCCTGCGTGGCTGAACGGCTGATGCCGACATGGCCCGTCGCCGCTGGAGCAGACCACGCAAGCCGCGCCCCGCGGCCGGCTTGCCGTCGCTGCTGCACAGCTACGCGCCGCTGCCGCAGGTCGGTCGCGCTCTCTGCGACCTCTGCGGCCGGCAGGCGGCGGGCTTCGGCTACCTGCACCAGCTTCGCTCCGGCGAGTTCCCGCATCTCCGGTTCTGCAGCATGGCCTGCTGCGACGCCGGGGGTGCCCTGGCTGCGCGGAGCAGCGGCGTGATCGACAAGACCCCCATGGAGGCACAGGCGATCAAGGACGCGCGGCGTCCGTTCGCCGAGGTGCTGATGGAGCTGAACCTCCTCGCCCCCTTCCATGGTCGGGACGCGTCGGAGATCGACCGCATCATCGAGGCCTGCGTCGACGGCTTCCAGGCATCGATGCAGCGCCAGGCGTCCAAGCGCGATCCGCTCGACCATGACATCCCCTTCTGAGGCGCCCGTGCTGCTCGACCTGAACCACGGCTCCGGTTACGTCTATGGCCGCGACGCTGCGGCGCCAGGCGATGCCGAGACGCTCACCGCGCGGATGAATGCAGCGATCGACGCGGCGTTGATCGCGCGGCATCGGAAGCAGACACCACGCGACTATCTCGGCGGAAGCCGGGTCGGTGAGCCCTGCGCGCGCAAGCTCGTCTACGAGATTACCCACGCGCCGAAGGACAGGGATTCTGACGCCGGCATCCTCCGGGTGTTCGACGCTGGGCATCAGTTCGAGGCGCTGACCATCCGCTGGCTGCGCATGGCCGGCTTCGACCTCCGCGATCGCCGCCCGGACGGGCAGCAGTTCGGCTTCGCAACGGCAGGTGGGCGGCTTCGCGGCCATGTGGATGGGATCATCGTCAGCGGCCCCGACGTCGGCCTGCGGTGGCCAGCGCTGTGGGAGCACAAGGCGCTCGGGCAGAAATCCTGGACCGACCTGGTGAAGCGCGGGCTGCGGCTGTCGAAGCCGATCTACTTCGCCCAGGTGCAGCTCTACATGGCCTATCTCGGCCTCGAGGTGGCGCTGCTCACCGCGCTCAACCGCGACACCCTCGCGCTGCATCACGAGGCCGTCCCGTTCGAGGCCGCCGAAGCACAGCGGCTCTCCGACCACGCCGTCGACATCCTCCGCGCCGCCGAAGCTGGCGAGCTGCCGCCGCGCATCGCGCAGAGCGCCGATTTCTACCTCTGCCGCTTCTGCCATTACGCCACGCGC